TCTTATCCCTCCAATGCTCTCTCGACATTCTAAAGCTCTACCGTTTGCTACTAAACAAGCCATATATCTTTTATGTTTAAATAAGAGGGAGCGATTAAACCCCCTCTATTAATTAATATTATGCGTATAAAACTACGTCCGAACCAGTTGCAAAACCTACACCTGCATTCCACTTCATAACAAGTCTTACGTTGTCAGAACCGTCATTCTCAGTCATATCCAATACACGAACCTCTGCCATATCAGAAGCTAAATCAGTTGCAAAGAATAAGTTAGTCTTACGAGCTGCGATCATTTTGTTAGCTGACATACCAGGAGCAAGAATTAACTTAGTACCTTCGAAGTTAGCCTCAGAAACTCCAACGTGGAATTGGTCTTGGTAACCTAAAGCAGCTTGAGCTGAGATATAGAATTTCATTGCAGCCGTTCCGATGTAGATACCTAAATCTTCTTGTCCGTAATTAGCATCTAAGATAGCATCTCTTACTTTACCTAATTCAGCTACAATGTTTGCTGCTGATAAAGTAGCACCTGCTACATCTACAACTGTACCATCTGCTGCTGCTAGTGCTTCGAATCCATCGAACTCACCTGTTGTAGCTGCCGCACCTTGCCAAATTGATTTCTCAACTTCCTGACCTACTAACGCTCCTGCGTGTCCGATGATATATTCTTGGAAGTTTGCTGGTAGAGTACCATCTAAACCCGCTCTCATTTGAGAACCTGCATAAGTACTTAACCAATCTTTCTTACACATCTGCTTATTCAATCCGAAGTTATCAGGAGTAAGAGCTTTCTCTACGTAAGTAATATCACCTGCATCAGTAAAATCACAAGTTGCATCTACTACAGATGAAGCTGACAAGTCAAAAGACTTTAAATTTACTTTATAAGTTACATTAGGAAGTACTGTAATATTTCCCTTTGCTAATGTTTCACCACTTAATAGTGATGCTGAAATAAACCCTGCAGCCTCTTCGCCTGCGTATAGTTTAGTTAATGAATCTGCCATAATGTTTTATTTATTTTTGTTAATTAAATATTGTACACGACCTTGAGCTGTAAGTTTATTAAATTCTAATGGTGATAGAGTTGTTGAGCTACTAAAGTTTCCTTCAGGACTTGGCTTAACCTCTTCTCCTACTTGCTCGAACTCTTCTACTTTCGTAGCGTTCTCTTTTGCCTCTACTTTTAAAGCTGCAAATTCTTCTTTAATAGAAGCAAACTCTTGTACTAAGTTTTCTAGCAATCCGATAGTTTCCATAAGTGCAGTTTTAGAATTATCTTCTACAGACATTTCTTCTTCTACTACTTCCTCAACTTTCTCTTCCTTCTCTTCTTCTACTGCTTTGATTTCGGCAATGACACCTTCTTCAATAACAACTAAAAGCGATCCGTCAGCTAGAGCATACTCACCAACTGGTAAAGGTTGCTTTTCTTCTTCGACCATAATGAATACAGAAGCACCTACTTCCAAAGCATCAGCACTTACTACAGTACCATCTTCTAAAGCGATGTCCTCAAACTTCATTTGCTCTTTCGCTTCCTCTAATTCTACAGGAGTTGCCTCTTGCATTCCTAAAAGAACCTTAATTTTACTCAATGTTTCCATGTGTGTCTTTTATTATAAATAGTAATTTAACTAGTTTGTTGCGTTTTCGTCATTCATAATGATTTGTCTAATAGCATCTAAGGTAGAATCTTCGCTCATTTCTTGTTTCTTTTCATTAAAGTAACCTTCTACAGAGAAACCTTTTACAACTCCTTCCTTGATGTAGTTCTGCCATATATCCTCGTTGTCTATCTTCATAGTTGCAACCCACGTACCAACTGGATAGTTCAAACCAAAGGCTTGTGTCTTATCATGTTTAGTATCAGCAACCAACCACGTTTCTATTGTAGTGATTCCGTTCACCGTTCTAGCGTGGTCGATAGTAGCGTTCTGATGTTTAGAGTTAAGCATATACAATTGGCTTACTCTCTTCACCGTTTCCTTAGAAAAGAAGCACTTATACTTTTCACCGTTCTCATCTACTCGCATTATCTCTAAATCAGGTATCATAACTGCACCCATTACAATACGTTCATCTGTGTCGATGGTTGCGAAGGTTTGTTTATCCTCTGAGAAATACATAAAGTTTTCTTCAATGGCAGGTTTATCTACTAGACTAATTGCGAAAACACCGAAATCATCTTCCTGCTCGTTTATTACAAATTCAACTACTTTCATTTTATAGGGTTCTTTGGTTATTAATATATGATTGTGCCTCTTGGCTATCTGTTACTTCTTGACTTATTACGTATGTTTGTGATGGTTGATTTGCTTGGTTATCAATTGAATCTACTACACTATCTAAATTTGTTGATGCAGGTATTGATGCTGCAATACTACCTCCTACTGATCCACCACTAGGAACAGAACCAATAGAACCTCCTGACACATCTGTAGCAAGTATATTCTTAACATTAGACAACCCCACCAAACCTGTAGCTACTGCTTGAGCTATTGCATAACCTGGCACAGGTACACCTGCAAAGGCTTTCAACTGCCCTGCTATAGCTGCGTAAGTATCAATGGTCGCACCTGCTACTGCGAATGCTTTATTATCTCCTGCCAACTTACCCATCGCTCCGATGACTGCACTAGCTGCTGCTATCTTCGCATCTCTCTCTCCTTGTGCTATAAGTCCTTTCTTTAAAGCAAACTCCTTTTCTATATTAGTGGTGTCTGTTCCTGACTTACGAGCAAGTTCCATCTTAGTCTTGTACCATTGCTCAAGCTCTGCCAATTCTAACTCTCTATTAGTCTTCCCTATTAAAGTTAATTCATTAGTAGACTCTAACTGCTCTTTTAATAAAGAGTTTTCGTTTGTCATCTGCTCAGACCTTTGACCAGTTAAACGCTCTTCAATATCTATCAACTCAGTTTTAGCCTCAATCAATGCAGCCTGCAAATCAATATTATCTTTATTAAGGTCTAATTCTATTTGTGCTAAGTCTACTTTCTTTTGAGCTAAAGCAGATTCAACTTGTAATTGTTCATCTAAGATTCTACCTAATTCTGCATTAGCTGCAATACGTTGGCTTATTGTAGCACTCTCATCATCTCTAATTTGTCTCTGTAGTTCTGCTTGAGTTTGGAACGTAAGCATTAATCCATTCTGAGCAGCCTCTAAAAGCTTAACCTCATTTCTAAGCTTAGTAAGTTGTCCTCCTGTTTCGAATGCTGCACCGATGTCTATAGCCTTTAATCCTTCAGAGGCTTCTTCAACTATAATATTAACGGCTGAAACCACTTCCGTAAGTGCCTCACCTATATTCTCACCTATATCTTTAATAGCTCCAAGCCCATCAGTAGCAACCTCTTTAAGGTTGTCTTTAGTTTCTAATATTGAAGCGTTTAATTCAGCAATCTTAGTTTCATCTCCACCACCTAAGAAAGAATCTTCCCAAGCTAACATCAACTCAGTAACCGCTAGCTTAATACCGTAGAAAACTAGCTTCATAGGAGTAAGAGATACAGTCATTACACCTTTAAGTACTTTGCTTAAGCCCTCGAATCCTTCGCTTGACTTCGTTACGCTACTATAAACGTCTGATATTACGGTAGATACCTCATTGAATACTACACTAACTGTATTAGTTGCGGTAGATATAGCGTCCATAACCTTTTGATTCTGACCTAAGACCTCACTAAGCTTACTAAATAGAGCCATAACAAGACCAATCCCTGCTGCCTTCATAGCTAAACCGATTCCTTTAAACCCTTTAGCTAAACCTTTCATGGCTTTACTAGATTTCTTGCTAGCTTTAGCTGAGTCTTCAGTTGCTTTAGTGGATTCCTCTTGTGCTTTAGTAGACTTCTCTTGCTCTCCTTTAACCTCCCCTAAAACCTTCTTAACGTCTTCTAGCTCTTTAACTGCTTTCGATACGTTAGCTACTAAATCTAAATTTACCTCCGTTGCCATAACTCTTTCTTAAATTGTTTCCAAGCGTGTTTAATGCTTTTAGGATATTCATATTTTCCAAATACTATCTCATTCTCTTTAGTAGGTTTTATTTTGCCTTGACAAATACCTTTAATAACTTCGTTTATCATACGTCCATTACTTGATAAGTTAAGTAAACCACTAAGCTTATATCTCCATTAAATGCTCTGTTAGAATACATTTGTATTTTCTTATTGTCTAGTTGTGATTGAGATATTTCTCCGTTTGTTGCGTTCATTATATACGTTCTATCTCCTGTTTCTGAAGCCATAAACTCTCTAAGCTTCCCAAAGTAACCACCTAAAGATTGCTCTGTCCTATCTCCTACAAACAAATGATTTCTACTTGTTTCTGTTGTAGTTCTATCTGCTAATATCATAACTGAAATTGGTACAATAACCTTTCCTACACCTACCACAGGGAGTAATACTTTAGGTGTTACATCTAGTGCTTGGTATTCAGCTGAGGATATAGCAGTTCTTAATACTTGAACTCCTGTAGGTGCAGGTGCTACCCACTCAGTTTGGTTTAGTGTGTCATCCCAAGATAGCACATCACCCTCTTTCGGATCACCTTCTCCTATCTTTTTTACAATACCGTTTATTTGTATTTCTGTAGTAGCTTTTCCGTTAATTATTTTAGGAGTATCACCACCGACTACAACCTCATCTTCTTCGTTGTATACTACAGGAGGTTCGTTAGTTTCATCTACTTGGTTTAAGTTCCATAAACACTCTGCACCTACCATAGTTAAACCCTCACCCTCACAACATAAAGCTGTAGGTGATGCACTCGCTCCTGCACTATCTAGCCAATTGGTTGTACCGTCTAAGTTAGCAGATGAATACGTAAGATTGCAAACACTATCATCTAAAGTTTCGATTACTTTAATAAGCTCTACTTTAGTAGATACATCTACACCGATTGCATAGCTTGAAATCTTATTTATATACCAGTAAGAATCCTTAACGAATATCTTATCGTTATACTTAAAGTCTGCTACATCTTGACTATTCAAATAGAAGTAAGCCGTTTGAAGTCTTGCACCTTTATTGTATATGTTATTTAATGACCTACTCCAATAATCATTATATACATCTTTATTAGTTTGTGTGGTCACTAAACTACTTTGACTCATTACATTTGCAGCCTTGAATCTAATATCTGAATCAGTAGACTCAACTGTATTTCCTGCCATTGTGTAGTGATGGCAAAACGGATATGCTGAACGTGTTGAATAAGAATTAGCAGGTTCATTATATAGCTTAAACTCTGATGTAGGTGGCACGTTCTTTAACCCTGAATAATAGAATAGTTTTGGTTTCGTTGTTACTGGCTTAGCAACTCCATCGTTAAACTCAAAGTGCTGAGCTATAAATAAAGAACTATCATTTACTTTATTAGGAGCGTAACTTGAGAACATAGAAGGGACTGATAACTCACCTGCACCAAAATCACCATAGAAAGGGAAGTTAAAAGAGTTGTATATCTCTGACTTATTATTTTGCCAATACTCGTTAATTCTATCCTTATCTTCTTTATCTGAGAAGCTTAACTCTTCCTTTCTGAATCTATTTGTTGGCTCTATTATTACACTCTTAGAAACATCAAGCTTGTTAGTCCAATCTTTAGAAACTCCATCATCTAAATAATCTTGAAAGGGTTCTATATTCAGTTGATTAGTTACAAACTTATCACTCTCAACTATTAGGTTGTACCTTGAGAATATAGATTTAACGAAATCTACTTGCTTATCCTTTGAAAGTAAAGCATTACCTGAATTCAAATCTACCGTTCCACCTTCTACTGACGGAGGTACTGAAACTAATTTAACAAATGAATCATATAACACACCACTAATAGTCGCTGAAGACTTAAAACTGAATACCGCAGATAAATTTGCCGAACTTAAAACCTTTACAGAATCCCCTGAGTTTAACTCTAATTCAATAACTCCACTTGTATATACGTTAATACCTGAACCTGTCAAGAATTCTATATATGAATTGGTTGAAATAGTTCCGTTAACCTCTAAGAATATGAAAGCTATTTGTGAAGTTGATCCAGTATCATCTAGTACAGATTGAATTTGGAATCCATATTGCCCACCAATAGGTGCTATGTATGCATTTGTACTTGTATTGAAATCACCATTAACATCGTAGTAACCACTTCCACTAGATTCATTATCAAAATCAATAACTACATCACCACCTGAAGAAGATTGATTTGCAGTCATACCAACCTTAAACCCTCCAGTATTATCAGTAACCGAACCTTCAGAGTCACCCCCTAAAGTCATGTACTGCTTAGTAAAGAATGTAGAATTTAAGAACGTAGAACTTATTGTGTACCCTGCTCCGTTTACAATCTCATCTAATAAGGTTTTTACTTTAATAGCAGGCTTTAAATCTCTTGGTTTTATAGCTCCCTCGTTAGTATTTAAAGTACTCCCTCTGTAATTGAATCCATTATCTATTATAGGGTAGAGTATTTCATCACCATCAGCTTGTGAACCTTCGTAATCTGTTAAACCATTCCAACTATTAAGTATGTTACCTTGACTTAGTATGTGATTGTACTTACTTAAATCTAAATCGTTCAGCTTTTTCTCTCCTAACTCAGTCGATAAGTTAGCTACATCACCAAAACAAAGAGCAGTATAATTCTCTTTAAGGTTGTCCACGTTTACTAACTGGATATATCCCTCAAATTGTAGGTTTGAATCTACATATATAGAACACTTAGCTTTAATATCTGCTCTAAATGTACCATCTACATTAACCTCGTAGTAGTGAGAGAAGAAATCATTGTTAGTTTCACTAAAAGGAAGCGTTATATTCTGTGTAAAATTACTCTTTTGCTTAGTTATGTCTTGTATCTCCTTCCCTGAATACGTAGCTTTAATGCTTGTATCTCCTAAGTCTAAGTATCTAGTTGAGCCTAATGTATTGGTGGGAGAAAGTGCTACATAAGATCGAATTGCTCTAACTTTTATTGAACTCTGCTTAGTACCGTAGCCTGTATTCCCATTACCAAAGTAGACATTCCAAGAAGTGTTAGTAAAACCTTCTGAAGATGACCAGTACCAAGAATTACTAAACCCACCTATAGCAGACTTGTTTGTATACATCTCAACAAGCTCGTCTTTAGATGGTAAATACCAATCTGAATATCCATTTATCGTTGTAGTATCACACATATACGCAGCAGAATCTGTATCAGCACAACCTACAACTATATCTAAAGTGTTTTGCTCACCTGTACCTATAGCAGTACCATCAGCTCCTGAAATATTAACACCAGTACAACCCCACCCGTAAGAACCTAAATCAACTTCCGAAGAAATATAAGCCTTATTACCGACCACTTTAAATACTATTCCCCCACCAACTGAATCACCGATAGATGGCATAACAACAACTCCAGGCTCGAAGTCACTCCCTCCTTGCGTTTGTACTACTAATTGAACCATTATACAATAGATTTTAAAGCGTGTGAATATTCGTAGTTAAAAGAGTATTGTACTAACTTATCTTTTAAATTAGTTTTAACATCTAAAGAACTATTCTTAATATTGATAGGATAAGATTTACCACCTTCAATTATCTGTACTTCATTACTCATAAGAAGCCCTTTAAAGTGTTCATTCCATTCCTCACCGATATAACGTGTGTTAATTGTAGATTGTTTCTTCCCTTCAATCTTATCTACTACACCACGTTCGTAAGTGTTAAGCTCGAATGTTGCATCGTTCCAACTTCCTGCTATTCCTTCTCTTTGAACTGAACGCTTGTAAGTTTCCTTATCTGAAGTAGAACCATCGAAGAAGTAGTAATCCCAAACACCGTACTTATTCTTCCAAGTTATATTCTTCCCTTCATACTTTGAAGAGTTGCAGTTTGCATCGCTAACCATTTCGAATAGATATGTATTAGATAGCTTCTCATATTCTTTAGCAACTCCGTAACCTGTTCCTGCGGTTGAACCTTTGGCGTAAAACTGAACACCAACCGTATTACTATCTGCACCGATTAAAGTCCAATCAGAAGTACCCACGTAAGATATTTCTACAAAATCACCTGCTACTATTTCTGAAGTGAATTTAGCAGAACCACCTATCTCATTTAAACTAATGTATTGTAAAGTATAGTACTTAATTGAGGCTGTTGGTTTGTACCCTCCGTACATTGCGTACTTCATGTTCATTACATTAGCACCGCCACTTGCCAAATATATTAAATCTTCATCTTCTGAATTAGATGCATTAGGAGCTTCTACTCCTGCTTGATCGCTATTCTGTACAGAGATAACCCCTACATGATTATCACTTGCTCCGTACGTTTCAGGCTTCTCCTCATAGAACTTATATAAGAATCTTCCTAACTCAGTATTAAAGTAAGTAGATTTCTCATTAAACATAGTAACCGTTTGGTAATCGTTCGCACTTGTTAGTTGTGCTATCTTACCACCTAAATCATTTTGCTTAGTTGTATCTGTAGGTCTGTTAGTTAGAAACTTAGAAGTCGGTGTAGTACTATCGAAATTGAAATCATTCAAATCAAATAACTTTTGCTCTTCCCAACTATTAGCAAAGTTAATCAACGCTTTAGTTTGTGCAGTTGCTGAAGATGCACTAACCGAAATAACACCACCTTCAGTACTTGCGAACTCTTCGTAAAACTCAAACAGAACCAATCTTAAATCTCCACTATTAAATGAAGCTATATAATCGTTCAAGGTTGTACTGCTTGGATTAGGTTCGTTCTGTGGCATCAAGTGAATAGAATCGTATTGAGTACCTGTAATTGTATTTAAATGCTTCTGACTTATACTAATATAATTCTTCACTATCTTCTCATAAGACAAGTGAGCAGCTCCGTTCATGTTCTTAGGTTGCTTAATACGAGCTACCAATACACCACCGATAGTTATATCAACTACGTACTTGAAGTTGAATACTGGTGTTGTGTCACTTGTCAGACTTAGAGTCCAATAATTTGGGTTAGTTACCGTTGTTGCCATTTATCTCGTCTATTGATTGTTTTAAAAATTTCTCTACATCTAGTGCGAAGGTCTTAACTAGCACCTTAGGTAGCTTCTTGAATTTCATTTCAAAGGCATCAGTAAAGAAGTTAGTACCTTCATAACCAAACCTATTAATCTTTCTAGTTACTACGTATGCAATACCTCTCTGTTGCTTCTCTTTATTCTTCCAAGCTACGAACTTACCCTTTGAATCTCTTGGTCTTAATCCTTTACGCTTAACCCATTCTAATATTTTAGGGAACAATTCCGATCCACTCCCTGAACCACTTTTCTTTCTTCCTTTGTCTATTGCGAGACCGTACTCCTCCATCTTAAATTTAAGACTTATAGAATTAGCTGCTACTTGTAAATCTGAATCCAAAGACTTATATAGTTTACCAGTATCATAACCACGCTTTCTAGTCTGTAATAAACTTGCAGCACGTATAACGACATCAAGTCCAAACTTGCTAAGAGCTTTCTTAGTTTTTTCATAGTCAAACGCTGCCACTAGATAGGGTTATTACAAGCGTTGTTATGTGAAGGTACTGTAATTGAAATAGTAGCTTTCCATCCTGCTAATAGGTTTTCAAATCTATCTGTAAAAGGTTCACAAGTAATATTCTCACTTACGACAAACTCTCTCGATGTCATTGGAGTACCTACTCTACCATTACCACTTTTAATCTCTCTGTATATATCTGATACTATCAAGAACGTATCATTGAGTACATCAGTTTCATTCGAACCATCTGCAGCTACTAAATCCATTACCAGGAGGTCAAATGTAAATACAAAATCTCTATTGTTAATTGTAGCAGGTTGCTCTATCAGATGTGCCTTAGCGAAGTTCATCTCATTAGTTAAGTCTACTTCGAATATATCACCAAAGGAAAACGAATTAAGCTGCTTGTGTGCTTCGCATATCGCTCTGAATTGGTCTACTACTGATTTAAATGTCTTCATTTCTTGATTCTTTCTTTTATTATTTCACAATACTCCTCACTCATTTCGCTAGCTAAGTAGTTTCTATTATTTAGTATAGACATTTTAGCAGTTGTGCCACTTCCAGCAAAGCAATCATAAACCAAATCACCCTCGTTGCTCCAGCTTATTATATGATCATTTGCTAATTGCTCGGGAAAGGTAGCAGGGTGATTTATACTCCTATTCTTTGATGGAGGCAAATTCCATATATTAAACCTTTGCCCAAATTCCTTAATTTCAGATCCGCTAGTCTGTTTTATAGTACCATTAGCTTGCCTAAACATTACATGCTTTCGTTTCTCCCCTGCCCACTTATTTTTTCTATCCTTGATAGGATTAAATGACTTAGCTTTACCTTTGCTTAGAATAAACATGTATTCGAATACAGGAGCATATCTAGATTTGAGAGAACCTACGGCTGAAAAACTACCCTTATTCCATATCATGGTGTCGTTTAAATTAAAGCCACATTCCTTAAAGAATAATGCTTGCTTAAAACTTGTGCCTGTCTCACTTCCTTTTACAGTAGCATCACTTACAATCCAAACAAGCACACCTCCCACCTTAGTTACTCTGTATAACTCTTTAGCTATACTTTCAAAATCAAAAGAATAACCGTTGTAGTCTCTTAAATTGTCGTAAGGTGGAGAGGTAACTGTTAAATCAATAAAGTTATCTTCCATCAACCCCATCGTGTCTAGACAATTCTCGTTCCTTACTTCGTTTAACTTTATCATTTCTTTATCTTGTCTTGATCCTGTTTGTAACTCATAAACGTAAACGCTTGTTCTATACTTATCTTTGTAGCTTCATCTAGTTTAAGTATATCCTCACTACATAAACTCATTAGTATTGAATACCAACCCCACTTTTTACCAAAGTTTTGTTGCTTGACGTCTCCACTCCCTCCACTAAAGAGGTTAGCGAATCGTTCAAGTAGTCTTTTCCGATAGTCCAAAAAAAAACTAATGCAGAGTTTACTACATTCGCTTTCATTTTCTTCTTAAATATCCTACCTCTTGCTTCTAATTCTCCATCGTAAGCCTCTATTGAGTACTTTCCGTGAGCTTCTTTTGCTACTGGTCTGTAAAGAATAGCGATTATAAGGTGTAAATTGTCGTTTAAATCTTTGCATAGGGTGTCTAAATCGGCAAACTCTCCTGTACTCATCTCTGATAAGTTAGGATGAAAGCCATATTTTACATTATCAATAGAAACGAACTGATGCAACTCCTCGCTCATCTTAGTTAAACCTAATAGCTTACCATACACCTCGTTTAAATCATTCAATTTAATTTGGTCTATCGTTGCTCTATCTATATCAGTAAGCAACTCTAAGGTTCTCTTTTGTAGCTCTAACTCGTTAAGCTCTGAAGCTTCTAACTTAGTAAGGGATTGTAACTGCCCTAATGTTATTTCGCTCAAGTCTGTTGGTATCTGTAGCTTCATATATATAAATAGTATTTTCTTAATTCTGTATAAATATAAACAAAAAAAGCCCTCCGATTATGGAGAGCCTTGCAATCTGGGGGATTGTGTATTATTGTTTTAATTCTAATCCTACTTTATCCATTTGGAAAATAGCTTCCTTTATATTGATAAAGTCTACATACATTGAGTCAGTAGTAATTACTAACCCATCTTCAGATTCCCAATGACCTACTCCATCTCTATAATCTAAAAACACATAAGCTCTTGTACCTATATATTCTGCGAATTGTATTTCGTAACCAACATCTTTCTTCATAGCTTTTATTTTTAGTTTACACAAAGATAGGCGAATAAAATGAACCACCAAACTTTATTGTAAAATAGTTTAATTATTTAAATAATTGTCTACTGAATCTTTAGCTTGATCCATCTCTTTGAACGTACCTAAGTATACTTGCCTTATCATTACTCTGTAAGTTCCTTGAGGTGTAGTTGATATATGCTTTGGTATATCCTTATTGAGTGTGTCAGTTTCTGACTGCTCTCCGAACATCATTATAAAGTTATTCATCTTAGTTTTGTTTTGTTTCCACAAACATACAACAAATATATTAGTCTACCTAACTGCATACCTTCCAACCTTAGAACGTAACTCATAAAACATTCTCATAGCTAAAGCATCGGAGTAATCAGGAGAACGACCTATCACAGATTTAACCACATCTTTAGGTACTATCTTAAGTTTACCGTCCTTATCTATATCCTTAGTTCTAACCTGCTCTAATTCTTCTGTAATGTGTTTGCGTGTGTCTACATCTCTAATAGTGATACCTATCTGTCCTTTATTAATTAAGTCTGCTAGTTTGTAATAGCATTGTGTTTTAAGGTTCTGAAAGTTCTCTTTCTTAATTGGTGATGCGTTGTTGATGAATCCTTTACACCTTAGTACATCTTGCAGCCCACCACCGACACCATCACTATCGACAATGATGTTAGATAACTTTACTTGGTGGTTCTTTTGCAACTCTCTAATGTATTCAGCTAATTCTGTGATTGTATTCTTATCGAATGTCTTAATCATTACCACGTGTAACCCTTCGAATAACATCACTACAGACTTATCCTCTCCCATACGAGCAACGTCACAACTGATATACTTCTCTCCCTCTGCTCCTTTGTTATCGAATAAGTTTAATATACTATCGTAGTTAATAAGTGAATCGCTTGATGCGTCATATTCCCAGTTTCCAAATAGTAGACGTTGCTTAGAAACTTCATCTAGTTTAGATAGTTGCTTCTCATAATGTTTAGAGATGAATTGATTATCTGTTACTAGAGAAGGTATAAACTTACGATAGGTTTTAAGTGCACCTAACTGTGCAGGTTTATAGTATTCAGTATACACCCAATTCTTAGCAGGGTTGCAAGTCATTAGAAGCTTTGGAATGATTCCGTAATCGTCTAACTTATATCTAATCCTAGACTGAACTACATTGACTGCTTTGTATGTTACTTGGTTTACCTCATCAATGAATGCACCTGTAATCTCTAATGAACCAAGACTATCGAAGTTTCTATCTGAAGGATATAAGAATAAATCTTTAAGTATAATCTCTGAACCGTTCTTAAATGTAACGATGTTACTCGATCCGTTGAAAGTATAATGTTCTCCACTCTTTAAACCCCAAGCACCACACACCTCAAAGAATGTGTTTAACGTAGTCTTCTTTAATGCGTCTAACTTAGACCTTCCCATAAGATAACGAGTCTTAGGATAACGTAAACACATAGTAACAAGCCAAGCAGAACCTACCCAAGACTTACCACCACCTGCAGCACCACCAAATAGAACCTCGTTTGTGTAGTCATCGAATAGGAATCTTAAACAATCCCTCTGCTTACTCGTAAATTCAGGACTTATTTCCAAGGTCTATATGTATTTTAATCGTTTCATCGTTACTGGTAATATCTAACTTATCGCCGTACCCTCTTACCTTTCCTTTATTCTTAAGAAGGAATTGAGTACTTGAATGATTACCCTCTTTAATCTGCTTCATTAAGCTACTCTCAGCAAAGTCTAATACTAAGTTATCCATTGCCTTAACCTTAGCAGCAAACTCCTCATCTGCCTTTAACCAAGAGTAGTAGGTCGTTCTAGTTATCTCTGCAATCTTTAAAGCACCTGTAACAATTCCAAGTGTTTTCTCTAATGCTTTAAGCATCTGTACTTTAGCTAATTTTGTTCTGTTTTGCTCTTTTCTCTCTTCCATCTTAGTCTTGTTTTAGTTGTTTAAAAATAGTATCGCCAAATAAAACACCCCCGTTGCCAATATTGAAGCTACGCACCATTCAAACAAGTTATTTTTCTTCTTCATC